AGAGAGCGAAAAAATGGGGATTCACACTTTCGAGTTCAGTCAAGAAGATATCTTAAGGTCAGAACTGACTAAGTTTGTTGTGTCAAAACTTTCTGAAATTGACATTATTTAATTTGTTTAGAAATTAGCCCAGATAGGACAGAGGAGAACTTTCTAACCTCTTTTTCAGACTTATCCCAAAAGAAGGCGTGAGTTACTTCTTCTATTAAAGTGCTCAGTTTCCTTCTTTTCTTAAGCTTTGGGTCTACTAGGATCTTAGGATTGTCCATTTCCGGAGAGTAGCATAAACCATCTGCGTTATAAGTATAATGGGGCTTTTTCCATATCAGCTCGTATTCCACTCCGTCCGAATTCCTAAACTTGACGTTTTCCATATCCTTAAAGATTACACGCTTTTTTTTGGAAAAAAGTTTTTTTTGAGATAGAATATATAGTGTAAATTCATTTATGAAACTATATTGCAGCAAATGTGGATCCGGACACTCGTACTCCATGCAGAAGCCAAAATTTTGCGCTAACTGCGGTAAGTCTTATACGAGCGCCCTAGCTAAGTCTAACGTAAAGAAGAAAAAGGCAGTTGCAACTAAACGTGTTGAAGTCGAGCAATACGAAGAAGACGAAGATGAAGAGTATTTTGAAATTGGAATTAATTCCTTAGAGTTTGATTTAAAAACTTCTTCTGCAAATATACATAAACTGGGAGATATTGTAGGAAGTGCGACAGAAGGGCAGACAGAGGGATCTAGAGATAGAGATCCCAGTTACGACAAGGGGAATATCGAGAAGGACTTCTTAAGCGATGCGGGGAGCATAAAGAAGTCATAAGATGCCGAGAAAAAAAAAGCTCAAATTTGAAGACCGCATTGAGCAAATCGATACGGAAATTAAAAAAAGAAAAAGCAGATGGAGTCTAACTGCTCTTGCTTGGATGGATTTTGATGATGTTTCTCAAATTATCAGAATCCATATTTTTAAAAAGTGGCATCTATACGACCAGTCTAAAGCTTTAGCTCCTTGGATAAATACTCTTATCTCTAATCAAATTAAAAATTTGATCAGAAACAATTATGGAAATTACTGTAGACCTTGTTTAAAATGCGCAGCCGCAGAGTCCGATTCTCTATGTTACATCTACGGAACCCAAAGTTCTTCTTGCCCGCTATTTGCTCAATGGGAAAAAACAAAAAAAGCTGCGTATTTAACTAAGCTTCCTTCGCCGCTGGAGTCGGTACAGCATGAAACTGAAAATATGCAACTGCAAGAATTCGACTTCGATACGGTATTAGAAAAATTAAATAAAAAGCTCAAAGAAAAACTAAAAGAAAACGAATGGATAGTTTATCAAAACCTTTTCCTAACAAGAAAAACAGAACAAGAAGTGGCGAAAATGCTAGGGTATAAAACTTCAGAGAAGAACAGGAGCCCCGGATACAAACAAATCAAAAACATAAAAAAATCTATTATAGAAAAAGCTAGAGAAATAGTATTGGAGGATATGCATATATGAAGAAAAAAGAAGACGTACTGCTGACGGAAGATCAAGTTGCAGGAGTCGATAATTTATACGATAATAAAAACATAACAGCGATAAAAGAATTAGTAGCTCAAGTCTTTCCTGATATCGATGAAAAATACAGAGACGGCAGAAGCATCTATGGAAGAGCGATTAAAAAGCACCTAGCGTCGAAAGGCAAAAAGACAATTGCGACTTCCGATTACATAAAAAAAGAATACGAACTGAACCAAGAAGAAAGAGATTTCCTATACAACAACTGTTCGACAATGAAGATTTCCGACATGGCTAACGCTTTATACGGAGAACAAGTAAACCCTCTAGACAGAAGATATAGAGCTTGCAGCGACTTCGCTAGAACCATTGACGATAAAGTTGTTCTTTCTGAGGTCGTTAAAGAAGTTTCGCCTAGCGATTATCTACCTCCCAAGAATGAAACAAAGGCTATAGCCAGAATCAATAGGTACGTCCACGAAGGAATAGATAAAAATAATCTTAAAGTTTCGGATAAAAAAAATATTTCTAGACTCATAGCGTACATGCATACTTACAGATTTTTGCATCAAATATCAAATTATACCTCTAAGTGCAACCGCGAGCTTTTTGAGAGTAGTTTTGTAAGATACACTAACGATAAACCAGACCTAACGCAAGAGGAGGTTGATCAGTACATAGTGCTATCCGCAGAAGTTGTTATCGCATCTAATATCCAAATAAGAGTAGAGAGGCTTCAAGAATTTCTTGATTCAGCGGCCGAAGAAACCGAAGGAAAAAGGATGGCGATGAGCTTAGTCGAATCAATAAACACTGCTCAAACGGAATATCATCAGTGCGTGAACCGGCAAACAAAACTCTTAAACGAGCTTAAAGAAAAGCGAAGTCAAAGAATTAGCAAGCAGATCAAGGAAAACGCTTCGATTTTAAATCTTGTGGAAATGTGGAGAGACGAAGAGTCTAGGCATAAAATGCTCAAGCTAGCTGAAATGAGAAAAGAAGCACTCGCAGAAGAAGTAGATAGACTTTCTACCATGGACGAAATAAAATGCAGGATCATGGGCCTAACAACAGAAGAAGTGTTAAATGGCTAAAATTATTATGTCTTCTATTTGTCGAGGTTGCGGAAAAAGCTTTAAGTCGGACAGGAGTCTTCACGCCCATTTAAAAGCTCATAAGCTTAAGATCAAAGAATATTACTACAAGTATTTCCCCAGAAGAGATAGGTACGACAACAAACTAATAAACTTTATAAATAAAGATAATTACTTCTCTTCAGACTTTAATAATAAAACTAACCTGAAAAAATGGATGGCTCACGTTGCCCCAGAAACCGCTAAAGCGTATTTCAAAAATTTCCTCCTAAACAGAAAAGAAAAGAAAGATCTAGAATTCGCCCCATGCCAAGTTGAGCTGAGATCCTTGATGAGCCCTTCTGTGACTTATTACCAAAAAGTGTTTGGGGACTATAATGAAATATGCGAAGAAGTCGGACTGTCTACGAAGTATGAAACTATTTCTGAACCGTTGAAATTTTCCCCGGAAAAATACGAAGGCGGGAAAATTTACATAGACACAAGAGAGCAGCGCCCCTTGGTAATCGACAGCTACCCTACGGAAGTTAAGGGTTTGAAATATGGCGATTACGCTTTTAGCGACAAAGACTTGACTTGTAATTGTTATATAGAAAGAAAGTCTATTCAAGATTTAATTGGTACTTTGAGCGGCGGATACGAAAGGTTCTGTGACGAAATAGAAAGAGCTGAAACGGAAAACGCTAATTTTATTGTTCTCGTAGAGAGTGATTACAATGCGAGTTTAATGTTCCATAAACTTAAAAGGACTTATAAAAACATAAAGACTAACCCGCAGCATATTTTTCACAATATAAGAACTGTGATTCAAGAATACCCCAATGTGCAGTTTCTGTTCGTTAAGGATAGACAGGAGTCTGTAAGAGTAATGAAAAGAATATTTTTTAGTGATTGCGAGTATGCCAAAGTGGATTTGCAGTATGCTTACGATTCAAAACTATTATGAATGATTATATTTGTTTAACTAAAAACGAAGCCCTCGTAATCTTGCTCTGCGTTGCGTTCATAGTTTATCTGTATTAATATGTGGTACTCGCACGAGAAGTATAACAAAGACGTACACGACACTAATCTAGAACTGCTAGATCTGAAAGGAGAGTTGGATTCTAAACAGGCGAAGATAACGCTAGCTAGGTTTCTGAGAGCCAACTTAGGATTTACAGTAGAGTTAATCTCTGGAATAAAGCTAGCTCCGTACCAAGAGGTTACTCTGAAAGGTTTTTTTAATAGGAATTTTAATATGTGCGTTTGGGGACGCGGATGCGGCAAAACTTTTATTGCGTCTATTTATTGTTTTCTTCAATGTATATTTGAGCCAAATACAAAAATCCTTATAGCTGGCCCAACGTTTCGTACTGCTAGATTTATTTTCCAGAATCTAGAAAAGATAGTGGAAACTAGAGGGGCCGAGTTGCTGGCGCAGGCTTTCGGAGCAAAGTCTAAACGTAATGATCAGTTCGAGTGGAGAATTAACGGAGGAAGCGTAACAGCTATACCTTTGAGCGGAGAAAAGATTCGAGGCTTTCGGGCAAATATTCTAGTGCTTGACGAGTATCTTTTGCTTCCTGAGGAAACTATTAAAACAGTTCTTATGCCTTTCTTGGTTGCCCCTCAAGACATATCAGAAAGAATAAAGATTAGAGAAATAGAGGACTCGTTGATTAAGGCTGGAAAGATGGTGGAAAAAGATCGTATGGTTTTCGAAAATAAATCAAAAATGATAGCTTTATCTTCTGCTAGTTATAGCTTCGAAAATTTATACAAAACATATAAAGAGTGGATGGGGAATATTTATTCGGACGACATTCAGGAATCTAAGTATTTCATATCTCAAATGGGCTACGACTCTATCCCCAAAGACATGATCGATAAAACAATTATTGAAGAAGCTCAAGCTGGGGGCGTGTCTACCTCTTCTTTTCAGCGGGAATACTGTGCTCAGTTTACTGATGGAAGCGACAGTTATTTTAGCGCGAAAAAAATGCACGAATGCACAGTGCCGGACGGAGAATCTCCTCATTCAAGAATAATCGGGAGCCCCGACAAGGAGTATATTCTAGCGATTGATCCAAGCTTTAGCAACAGTCCGAGTTCAGATTATTTTGCAATGTCTGTACTAGAGTTGGACGAAACGTCTTATACGCTGGTTCATTCTTACGCAGTAGCAGGAGGGAACCTAAAGGACCATATAAAGTATTTATTTTATGTATACAGGAACTTTAATATTAAGCTAATTATAATTGACAACGCCGGGTGTCAGTTTATTGACGGCGCAAATGAATCGGAGCTGTTTAGAGATGCTAGGCTGAAAATTAAGTTTTTCGACTTCAACACCGAAAAAGAAGGTATCGAATACGAAAAAGAGCTCAAATCGGTCAAAAGGAAATATAGCCCTAAAGACGATGTCGTTTGCTTTAGGCAGATTTTTAGCTCCGATTTCTTAAGAAACGCTAACGAATACTTGCAGTCCTGCATCGATCATAAAAAAATATTTTTCGCTTCAAGGACTTCGGCGTATGGAAGTTTCTTTTCAAGGTCTACATCGTTAAAGATTCCGATCAATCTCACTCCATTTGACGATACCGGAGAGCTAATCGAGGCTCAGGACGATCTAATTCATCAAACTAAGAAGCAATGCGCCCTAATCGAGGTTAAGTCAACAGCCAAAGGAACACAAACCTTCGACCTCCCCCAGCATCTTCGCCGAAGTAATTCTGCGAGCAGGGCCAGAAGGGATAACTATACGACGTTAATGTTGGGCAATTGGGCCGTAAAGGCCTATAATGATCTTAGGGATGTAAAGGTTGAAGAAGCTAACTTCACTTTTGTTCCAAGAATGATTAATTAGGTGTAATTTTAAATTAAATATGGCCGCAACAAGAAAAACTAAGGAAGAAAAGTCTCTTAAAGAGCCTCTAATGGCCGGAGAAGGGTTTCGGGAGTCTTCCGCTTCTACTAGAACGCGGCGCAACAAGGCTGGATCAATAGAAAGAGCCGACAGGTACTCGAATATCGAAGACGGCATTATCCCATTTCGCTACACTCAAGGAGTTTCCAGTAATTCTAGTCTTGATATAAGGGACACTATAGTGCTCTGCCAGAAGGCATATTATAACTTTTCAGTCTTCAGAAACACTATCGACCTCATGACAGAGTTTTCCATGAGCAATCTATATCTTACAGGAGGAAATAAGAAGTCAAAGGTTTTTTTTAACGCTTTGCTTAAAAAAATAAACATTAATAATTTGCAAAGTAAGTTTTTTCGCGAGTATTACAGATCAGGCAATGTTTTCATCCATAGGTTTGACGCTAGTCTTTCGCAAGAAGATATTACGAAAATGACCCAAACTTTTGGTTTAGCTTCGAACGCTTCCTACTCTTTGCCCGCAAGGTATATCATTCTAAACCCTGCCGATATTCAAATCACAGGAAATATCACTTTTACTTCAGGAGAATTCAGAAAAGTATTAACTGATTACGAGTTGGAAAGGTTACGCAACCCTAAGACAGAAGAAGATGTTCAAGTCTTAGAGAACCTCGACCCAGAAACTATAAAGAAGATTAAAGGAGAAAAAGGAAAGGCTCATAACGCTGTATCTATTCCGCTTCCTGTAGAAAAAATGACAGCGGTCTTTTACAAGAAACAAGACTATGAACCTTTTGCTGTTCCGATGGGCTACCCTGTTCTGGAAGACATTAACTGGAAACAGGAGATGAAAAAAATGGACATGGCTTTAACTCGTACTACGAACCAAGCTATATTATTGGTAACAATGGGCGCCGAGCCTGAGAAAGGAGGGGTTAACCAGAAGAACCTCCTCGCCATGCAGAAGCTTTTCGAAAACGAGTCTGTCGGTAGAGTTTTAATTTCCGATTACACGACCCAAGCCAAATTCGTGGTACCCGACATCGCTGGCCTTCTGGACCCCAAGAAATATGAAGTAGTTAATCATGATATTCAAATGGGTTTAAATAATATTCTCTTGAGCGATGAAAAATTTTCAAACTCAAGCATCAAAGTTCAGGTCTTCATGGAGAGGCTTAGCGAAGGTCGAAAAGTTTTCATTAACGATTTCTTGGCTCCAGAAATCAAGAGACTGTCTAAAGAAATGGGTTTTAAAAACTACCCGACTCCGCATTTCGAAGACTTAGACTTAAGAGACAATTCTGTTTACGCTAGGGTGTATAGCAGGTTGATAGAACTGGGAGTCTTGACCCCCGAAGAAGGGATTCAGGCTATAGAGTCCGGCCGCATGCCAACTACGGAAGAATCGTTAGAGTCTCAAGAAAGGTTTAAATCGCTCAGAGACGAAGGTTTGTACGAGCCTGTTTTAGGTAACAAGCAAGCCGAAGCTCCAAAAGGGG